GGCGGAACCCCCAACATCACCGTGACGAACACGGCGGACGCCTTCTTCACGAGCGGCACCACCGCAGACTCGAACACGACTGCTCTCACCACGATCCTCGCGAAGCGCTTCTACTACCTCGTGAGCGCTGCCGAGGACACGACGCAGCTAGAGGCGTTCGCCACGCAGGTTACGGCGCAGGCGCTGCCCGTTACGGGAATCCGCCAGCGCCTCTTTGCGGGGTCGGTCGACACGAGCGGCACCATCACCACGCTCGCGAACGCCGTGAACAATGCCCGAGTGGAGATCGTCTGGTCGCAGGGTAGCCCGCGAACGCCCGCCGAGCTCGCGGCGAACGACGCCGCGATCTTCGCGCTGAATGAGGCCGTCTCGAGTGGCGCGAAGCCCAGGATCAACTTCAGTGGTTACGGCAACGGGGCGAACGATCTCTGGGACATTCCGCAGTCCAGGAACACGACGCTCGGACCGACGCGGGCCACGATTCTCGGTCTCCTGAACAATGGGGTAACACCCATCGGATGGAACGGGACGACGACCACGTACCTCGTCAAGCGCATCACCAGCTACTCGCTGAACGGCGCGAATCCGGACTACCGGATCCGAGACGCCGGCAAGGTGACGATCTGCGACTTCTTCGGCGATGACCTCGTCGCGCTGACGGTCGCGAACTGGCAGGGCAAGACCTTCGGAAATGACCCCGTCCTCGGGGCGCCGTTCCCGGACAGTACGGTCGCTTCCCCGAACCTCTATCGGCTCGACGTGTTCGCGCTGATTACAAGGTACTCGGAAGCGAATATGCTCAAGAACCTGAGTACCATCCTGGCTGGCACGATCGTGCAGCAGGACCCGGCTAACAATAATCGCATGGACGTGGGCATCCCACTCCAGCCGGTCGACGTGCTCGACCAGTTCGCCATCCTGGTCCTCCAGGTCGCCTGATCTCCGCGGGCGCGCTTCCCCAGCGCGCCCCCCTCTCCTCTCCTTCCCTCTCTCACCCCCAACCATCGGAGACGCAAGCGCCCGCACGCCCGTAAGGGCGGCCGCGGCAGCGGCGCGTTCGTGTACTCATGGCCGGCAACTTCCAGCTCTATTCTCTCATCTACGTCGCAGCCGACGGAGCCCTCCTCACCGAGGAGGCCAATTGCACTCTGAAGCGCGCCTCGAACGCGAAGGTCATCGAGACCGTCGCGAAGGGGTTCGCGGGGCTATCGCCCGGTGCAGCGGTCTGCCACGGCACGGTCTCGAACGTAATCCCCGCGCTGTCGGGGCTCGAGTACGACGCCGGGCCGAAGATCATCGCGCTCACCGTGGTCAATCTGAAGTTCGTGCGCGCCGACGGTAAGGGCTGCGCATTCCAGGCGTTCATCCTCGATGACGATGTCGCGGGCGGTGTCGGGGCAGCCAGCAAATACGACTTTAGTTTCATGGGAAGATTCCCTCAGTGGATGTAACCGCCAACTCGACGAGTAGACGATGAAGACTCTCCTCCCGTCCGTTCCGATCAAGCCGAAGGAGCCGCCGCCCGGCGCTCCGCCGTCGGGCGTCACTCCGAGCCAGCTCGTGGCGATGCTTCAGGAGCTTCCGCGGCCTCACAAGATCGTGAGCTATCCGCGGAAGCTCCCCGGGACGGACCAACCTATCGCGGAGATCGCGATGGTGGCGGCGTTCATCCAGGACAAGATCAACGCCCAGGCCTCCGCGCATGCGTACACGCGCCAGATCTTGGCCGATCCTCGGAAGTCCAAGGAGGACGGCAAAACCAAGATGAGCGAGGAGGAAATGAACACCCTCGGCTACGAGGGTGTCTTCCGGAACGCCGTCGCTATCGAGCTCCTCTATCGCGCGTGCAAGGATCCACGGGACAAGTCGCTGAAGGCGCCCGTGTTCCCCGGCGCAACGTGGATGAGGAACTACTGCACCGACGACGAGATCGGTGTCCTCACGGCGACGTATCTCCGCACCCAGATGGAGATTGGGCCGATCATCTCGATGCTTTCGAATGCAGAGTGCGACCTCTGGATCGAGAAGCTCATCGCCGGAGGAGAGGCATCCGACCCTTTCGATTCGCTCGCATCGGACGCGAAGACGGACCTCATCTTGCGTTTGGTGTGGCACCTGCGGACCTATCGGACGGCCAGATCCTCCTCTGGCAGGCCGCTCGACAGTGGATCCAGCGACTCCGAAAGCTCCACGGAGTATCCGACGGAACCTGAGGCCGAGGCGGTGCAGGTCGACTTCGATGAGCCGCCTCCCGTGGATCCACTCCCCGAGCTCGAGGTCGACCCGAGCGCTCCAGTTCCCAAGGGGGAGTAACCTCTAGATGCCCGCGCCCGTCGAAATTGACTTCCAAGCCGGTGGGGTGCGGGAAGTCCTGCTCGCCTTTGACTCGATCGAGTCACGGATGGAGCGGTTCGAGCGGACAAGCGTAACGAAAGCATCGGCCGGGGCGACGGAGCGCACCGGATCGACGAAGCGCGAGGTGGACCAGCGGCTGAAGGAGTACGAAAAGCTATTTTCGAAGGTCTTCAAAGACGAAGACAAGGCCACGGCAAAGGCGAAGGCGGAAGCGGCTGCGCGGGTCCAAGAGGCCGAGAAGGAGGCGAACCGTCGGAATCAGCACTACTCGCGTGCGGACGCCGAGCGTGTGAGCTCCGCCGAGCGTGCCGCGAAGAAGCTCGAGAAGATCGCGCTCGACGAGGCGATGGTCGAGGAGCGGATCTTCAAGCAGTCGATGCGCGAGCGCGAGCAGATTCGCGAGCGCGCAGCGGCCGATGCGAAGCGTATCGCGGAGAAGGAAGCGGCCGATGCGCGTCGCATTGCGGCCGAGGCTGCCGCGCACGAGGAGTCGCTCGCACGTCGCGCGAACATGCGATACGGCCGATCCATGGGCAGCGCAGCAGCGAGCTCGCTGGGGCGCACGGTGGGTGCGGTCGGGATGATGGCCGGAATGGCGATGACGGTAGGCGGCGGCTTCGCCGTGTCCGGCGCGCTGCGCGACGAGATGGCCTTCGGGGCAAAGGTGCAAGAGGCGGCGAACGAAGCTTACGTGGCGGGAGATTCGAAGCGCACGAGAGCCAAGGCCTCCCCAGAGATGATCGCGGCACTGTCGCGCACGGTGCAGGCATCCACGCATATCGGGAAGGTGGAGGTGGCCGAGGCGATCAAGACGTACGTTGGGAAGTCCTCCGACTTCGAGGGCATCTCCGCCACGAATACCGATACAGGACGCAGCAACATCGAAGGCCTCGCGATGATGGCGAAGGCCACGGGGGGTGACTTCCAGGAGATCGTGCGCGCAGCCGCTGCGATGAAGGCATCGAGCAAGACGATGACCTCCGAGCAGATGATGAAGAACATGCGCGGGATCCTCGCGGCCGGGAAGATGGGAAACCTTCCCATCGAGGAGCTCGCCGCCAGCGTCCCGCAGATTACGGCTGGCGCGTCCCTCTTCACCGGAAGCGTCACGGAGAACCAGGGCAAGCTCCTGGGGCTCGCTCAGCTCGTGGGCCCGAAAGCTGGCAGCGCATCCGAGACCGCGACGGCGATCAAGCGCATGGGCGAAAGCATCATGAAGCAGGGTCCCAATCACGGGATGGACGACAAGATGATCTACACCGGCGGCGACCCCACGAAGGGTCTCCTGTCGCCGGACAAGCTCGTCGCGAATGTCTTTCGCGCGGCAAAGGGTGAGCCGGCCGTCGCCGGGAAGATCCTTGGGCGTGAGGGCTTCAAGGTCTTCGAGGCGCTCGACGAGACGTACAACGAGGCGGGTGGCTATGGCGCGAAGAACGACGCCGGCGGCAAGGCGATTGAAGCGAAGATCCGCTCGTTCGAGGGCGTAGAAGAGAAGCAGTCGGACATCGACCAGAGCTTCAAGAACGTGATGGGCACGGACGCGGAGAGGCTGGCAGGTGCGATGCAGCACCTGCACGAGGTGATCGCCGGGGCGGCTACTCCAGCGTTCGAAACGTTCGTGAACAAGCTCGTCGATAATCAGGACTCGATCAATTCTCTGATCACTGGACTCGGCAAACTGGCGAACGCTTTCGCGGAGAATCCGATCCGTTCGATTCTGGCCCTCATGGCGGCGAACGTCGCGAAGGACGTGCTCAATGCGGGGATCGGCGCCGCCATAAGAGAAGCTGTCATCCGCACCATGACCCAGACTGCGGTGGGTGGCGAGGCAGGGAGCGCCGTTCCTGGCGCCGCCGGGGCTCTCGCGCCCGGCGCAGCTGGGAAGGGCGCTGGAGTCCTCGGGTTCTTGGGCGCGGCAGGGCTAGTCATTGGCGTTGGCGCGGCCGTCGCCAGTGACGCGAAGGAGGGTGAGCAGGCGGGAAAGAAGTCTGTCTCCGAGATGATCGACAAGATGCACAAGGCCGAAGTGATGGTGAAGGCTGGCACGATGAGCCAAGCGGACGCCAACAAGATCGGCGCCGAGGCCTACGCCGCACTATCGACTGCGAGAGATAGCAGCACGGTGCAAGGGACGCCGCACGCGGGCGCGAATACCGCGCTCGGAATGGCGTCGGTGCCGCTCGCGATCGTGGGCGCCGGTGACACCAAGGAGATCCACAAGGCCGATGAGATCGTAAAGAGCCAGGAGAAGCTGATCTCCGCCATGCAGTCCCTCGCGACCGCCATTACGGCTGGCGCCGACACGACGAGCGGGAATGCGCCGGTGGTGCGTCGAAAACCCATCAACCAGCACCCGGGGGTCCATAAGTGAGCGACTTCACCTCCCTTCTTCCTGGTGCTGTCGGAAACGCCAATGCTCTAGCCACCTCGTCCGGTACGAGCGTGCCGGCGGGAGTCTTCTCTCAGGACGTCGAGCACCAGTGGAAGAGCGTGGCGTTTCCAGCTGCATCATTCCGCGTGCGCCTGCGCCAGGACCTGGCCGAGCACAAATACTCGGAGAAGGACGGCGCGGAAATGGAGCCCGTCGGGCGAGCTCCCCTGGAGTTCTCGGCGAGGATCCCATTTCTGAACGGGACCTTCCCAGCGAAGCAAGAGACATGGCCCTTCGGGCAGCTCTATCCTGGGCAGCTGACGGCGTTCATCAACGCCTGCGCGGACAAGTCGAAGGGTACGCTTCAGCATCCGTTCTTCGGCTACATCACGTGCGTACTGCATGAGATGGACGCGGAGTGGTCAGGCGCTACGCAGGACGGTGTCTGGGTAAGCGCAACCTGGATCGAGACGTTCGACGCGACGAACGACACGGCGGCGCTTCGACTTCGGGTTTCGCCCGTCTCCCAGGCCATCGGCGCCGCTCAGGATCTCGATGCCGCGCTCACGCTCGTTCAGCCTCCACTTCCCACGCTCCCCGTGTTCGCGCCGACGTTTACCGACGCGATGCGATCTATTCAGGGGGCGTTCGACACCGCCACGATCCTCTCGCAGAGCGTCGCCGGCACGATCAACAACGTCGGCTACCGCGTAAACGCTGTACTCGACGCGATCAACCGGGTGGGAGACCAGTTCGACCCGAACGGCACGACCAACAATTCGGCGATCCGAAACGTGATGAACGGTCCGACGCGAGATGCGTGCGATCGGCTACGGGTCGCCTGCATCCAGCTGAGGAACAAGATCGCGAATACAGGCCAGGACGTGGCGCTCTACGTCACCGGAGCCCCGATGTCCCTTCCGCTCGTCGGCGGGATCCTGAATGTACCGATGGCGGATCTGATCCGGCTAAATGGCCCATCGGTCGTTCAGGACGTGGAGCTGCCGACGGGAACCTCCATCCGGTACTATTTGCAGGCGGCCTGAATGGTTCTCGTCGAGGGAGGAAAGCAGGACGATCAGGTCATCCTCTACCTAACGGATAGCGGTCTCACGCTCGACCGCTTCGTGTCCTACTCGTTCGATTCGAACTTCCTAGAGCCGACCGACGCCTTTCACCTGGTGACGGGCGGGAAGGAGAACCCCTCGCTCGAGCTTGTCGAGGCCCTCGTTCCAGGCGCAGAGGTGAAGCTCTACGTCAACGGGACTCCGCAGGCCGTTGGCTACATCGACGATGTGACGTTCGACGCTTCGCCGCACGGCGGTCGCACGATGACGATCACCGGACGCGACGTATTCGCTCCCGTGGTAAGCGCTGGCGCAGATCCCTACAAGCTCAAGTTCCAGCCGACGCAGACGGTGGCAGACTTCGTAGAGAAGATCTTCGGGCAGTTCGGCTTTACGAACTTCGACGACGACGATGCCGCGGACCGGTCGATCAAGACGGGCCTGAACAAGGCGCGCTACTCAAAGAAGAAGGGAAAGCCGCTCAAGAAGTTTGCGCTGGCCCAGCAGCTCAAGCCGAACCCGGGGGAGGGGACCTGGCAGTACGTGGATCGCGTCGTTACGCGCTCGGGGCTGTACGTATGGCCCAGCGCCGACGGAACGACGGTGATCTGCTCGACGCCAGACTACGATCAGGTTCCGGTGGCGCACCTGGTGCGGCACATCGGCGACAACGTTTCGAACATCGAGTCGGGCGGCGTAGCGTGCAAGACGGTCCACCAGCCGAGCATCATCGTGGCGACGGGCTTCTCGGGCGGCGGCGAGTGGTCAAGGGCGCACCATAAGGTGCTTATGGTGAACGAGCTTGTCGGCTTTGACAACAGCAAGTTCGGCACGGTGCCCTACCAGGACCCGTACAATCGCACGGGCCTCTCGTCGGGCGCGTACGTCTACGTCAATCGGGACGTAATTCAGGTCATCCAGGACAACCTGGACGGTTACCTCATCCCGGCTCGGTTCACGACGTTTCCGGACGCCTTCGCTCGGCCGCAGAAACGGGCCAAGCCGATCTTCATGCACGACGAAGAGTCGCGCTCGTTGGAGCAGCTCATCAACTTCGTGCAGCGGAAGATGAGCCAGTGCCAAAAGGACATGTACATCGGGACGTACACGGTCAAAGGGCACACGTTCGATGACGGACAGGGGAACAAGATTCCGTGGACCGTGAATACGATGGTCGGCGTCGAGGATGAGGACACGAAGTTCAACGGCACGTCCTTCTCGAACCCCATGTGGGTCATGGGCCGGACGTTCGTGAAGTCTCGAGCGGGAACCTTCACGCACCTGCACCTGATCTTGCCGCACACGCTCGAGTTCTTCGAGCTGAACCCGGAGGCAGCATGAGCGGCAGCGGCATGACGGCTGGCGTGATCACCGTTATCGGGGACGGCACGTACACGATCGTTCCCACCAAGGGGCCCTTCGGGGTGGTGGCGACATCGACGAGCCTCGCCCAGGCGATCTTCGAGCAGATCTACCCGCTACTCCTCAACGTGAACACGTTTCCGCTGGCGACGCAGGCTCAGATCGTGGATGCCACGACGACGCCACCGACGACCGCGAAGGGGCGTGCACTACAGAACCTGGCCGCCCAGCACAACCACCTCGCGGCCGCCATCGTCGGATACGTCCAGGCGAACGCTGTTGCGCACGTCACGAGCCAGAGTCTGGGGGCGATGCCCTCAAGCACTTCCGCAGGAACGCCGATTGCGGCGCCCGCGTCACCCGTGAACGTGCCAATCCTATGAGCACCGGCGATTTCTTGCAGGTGGGGATCGACATCCTCAATACGTACCTTGGAGCGTCGGAAACCTCGCCGACGGGAACGATCCTCGCCCAGACGGGCGATGTGCTGAAGCAGTTCACGGACTGCGACCAGGCCGACTGGTGGCAGCACGTGGGGTTCGCCTCCCGGCCGTCGAATGTGACCGCGGGGAAGGCCGCTTGCCAGGGCGTCGCTTTCCGGGCCTCCGATCGCGACGTCGTGATCTGCTCACGCGACACCCGGACGAACCAGATCTACGGGAACCTCGGGCCGGGCGAGACCTGCCTCTTCGGCGCCGGGGCGGACGGGGAGTCGCAGGGGCGGGTCATCGTCAAGGACGACGGCTCGGTCACCCTCGCCACGACGGACGACAATACGTCCGCCGGGAACATGACCTACCTCAGGATCCATCCCACGAAGGGGTTGACCTTCGTGGCTCCCTGGGGCTCGATCGTCTTCGACGAGGCGGGGCTCCGAATCAAGCACGATACGGGCTTCTCGGCGACCGCTGGGGGCATCGGGGGGCTTCCTGGGGGCCTGAGCTCCTACTTCAAGATCAGCGCCGCCCTGACGACGGTGGAGGGCTCCACGGTCTTCCTGGGGGCAGGGCTGGCCGGCTACAGCCCCGTGGCCTGGGGGTTCGCCGAGAACCCGCTCACAATGCCGCTCGTCCCGATCTGCCCCGCGGGCTTTGGGATCCCGTGCGGACTCTTCACCTCGAACTCGGTTCGGGCTGGAACGTAAGTGCCCTGCGTTGCGGTCCCTCAGCTTCCGCTTCCGCAGCTCCCCGGCGTTGTGTCGCTCGGGATCCCATCGCTCCCGACGCTCGGGCCGATCGACCTGACGCTCTGCTGCCACATCCACATTCCGATTCCTGACCTCCCCTACCCGCTGAACCTCGTTCCCCCCGTCCCACCCCTCCTGATCAACATCGCGACGATCACGGTGATCCTTGGGTACGTCGGGGAGGTGAACACGTTCCTCTCCCTTCTCGCGTTCGACTGCCCCTTCAACTGAGAGGTCCACCATGGGAACCCCTGCGCTCGGCGCGGGTGCTTCACCCGCTGGCTCTGCGCCTGCAGGTGCTGGCTACACCGCGACCACCAGCTCGCTCGGAGGCCCCCTCTTTCCGGACGTGAACACGGCCATTCCACTGACGGGTCGCTACATCGATCCGGGAACGGGCCAGTTCGACATTACGTCGTACGGCGTGGCGTTCGGTATGGGAACTGTCCCGCAGCTCGTGCAGATCGCCGTGTGCAATATCGACTTTTCCTCGATCGACGTCATCGGCGACGACTCGGCGAGTCGCGTAGCGAACCTCATCGCGCAGGCCCTCGCCTCCTTCGTGAGCCAGCGCCTCCTCCAGATCGTCGCCATCCAGGTCGACAACTTCAAACAGGACGGCGAGCGCGGGCGCCTGAAGTGGCGGGATCTCACCACGAACCTCGAGCACTCGACCCAGATCTAAATGTCGAATACCTCAGGCACCAGCACGAGCGTCCCGCTCACGCTCACGCTCAACCCCACGCCGTCGCTGACGGCTCGGGACGAGAACGACATTCGCGAAGCGATCCTCACGACGCTTCAGGCTGACTTCGCGCAGAACGGAATCACCGTCAATGTTCTGCCGGGCTCCGACTACTACATTCTGGCCACGGCGTTTGCGAGGCAGTGCGCGGTGACCGAGGCGAATGCGGTTGTCCAGGTGGACAACTTCATGCCCGACTCGACGCAGTCGTTCGCGGTCCTCGGCCGATACATGGCCCTGAAGGGGCTCGCTCCTCGAGCGGCGTTCGGAGCGGCTGGCGTCGTCACGATTGCGTGTTCCGCGCCTTCTCCGATCAGCGTGGGCCAGCAGCTCACCGACGTCCTGAACCAGATCTACCAGGTCACTCAGGCGGGTACGTACGCGAACGGAGCCCAGGTACCCGTCCAGGCGGTGAGCACGGGCGCGGCGACGGAGCACGTCAACGGGGACGTACTGACGTGGGTGATCGCTCCTCCGTTTTGCTCGCCCACCGTGACGGCGGGAACGACGGGAGCCTTCGATGGCATCGTGAACGGGGGCGATGCGGAGGACATCGAGAGCGCTCGAGCTCGGTACCTGCAGCTCGTCGCGAACCCCATGGGGGGAGGGAACGCTGCGCAGGTGGCGGCTATCGCTACCCAGGCTTCCGGGGCCGTGTGCGGCGCGACCGTGTACTCGGCCGCGAACGGCCCGGCAACGTGCCACGTCGCCTGCTTCGGCTACGCGACGAACCTCGCCGCGTCGAACGCGAAGAACCGCGACATCGCGAGCACCCTGATGACCGGGACGATCGCCCCGTACATCCAGGGGCAGTTCGCGGAGTACGCCGAAGTCGTCGTGACGACGGTAGCGAACTCGCCGACGGACGTGGCGTTCGGCCTCACCCTTCCCTCGGCGCCGACCGCGAGCCCGGCGGGTCCTGGCGGCGGATGGGTAGACGGCTCTCCCTGGCCGGTGAGCGTGGGGGTTCCGGTCGGGATCACCGGCCTCACGTCGACAACGTCGATGATTTGCAGCGCGACCACCCCGCCTGTCGTGGGGTCCTCCATTGCGTTTCTCGATCCGACGACCTGGATCGTTTACTCGGCGCACGTCGTAACGTTCTCGGGCACGAGCGGGGCGTACGCCATCACGCTCGATGCCCCGCTGATCAACATCGCACTCAACTCGTATATCTGGCCGCAGTCCCAGAACCAGCAGACCTACGTGAACGCCGTTCTCGGCGCCTTTGCGGCGATGGGTCCTGGCGAGAAGACGAACGCGGCGGGGCTGCTCCCCAGGGCGTTGCGGAAGCCGCTACCCAACATCCTGTTTCCGTACTCGCTGAACGACGTCTTCCTCAAGGTCCTGACGAACGCCGGGTCCGAGGTCCTCGCCTCGTCCTTCATCTACACGTCCCAGACGACCCCCGCAGTACCCGGCGCGATCGCGAGTCCGCCGAACATCTTGACCCCGAGAAACATCAGCTTCTACGCGGTGTGAGGGACTAATCACCCATGTCCGGACTTCCCGACAAGAGCACGCTCTCGACGTACGGAGGCGTTCTCGTCAACGCCCGCCCCGTGGAGAACGGCGCGACCGATCAGTCTGCGTCCGCCGGAAACCAGGCGATGGCCGACTGCGCTGGAATGACCCGGACGAGCACCCGCGCGTGGGCGCGCTTCACGACTGCGGCCACGCTCGGCGCGCTCGTGCTGAACTCGTGGGATGCGGTCTATGGCGAGGTCGTATCGAATGCCGCGCCGACGTTCATAAAGGGCAGCACCGGGCTCTTCTCGGTCGTATTCCCAAGCACCATCACGGATGCGCTTAGCGTCGTACATCCACTGAACTTTCAGCGGTGTGGCGTGATGGTCGAGGGCTCGACGCTCTTTCTCGCGCAGGCCGGATTCGTGGCGAACGCCGTTACCGTGGCCGTGTGGACCACGGGCTTCGCCCTTACGGACGCGGTCGGGACCGTGATCCACGTGTGGGCCTGCTAGATGTCCGGCGGCCCCGCGGGTAGCTACGGAGGCTTCGCCCCCCGCCCCAGACAGTACGGCGGTGGATCCCATCGCCTCCCGCAGATCAACGATGCGCTCAACGCAGGTAGGGGGCTCGCATACGATACGACCGACTGGGGCAGCCCGGTGTCGATCGAAAACCGGGCGTTCGCTCGCGCCATCGAGTGGATGTGGTCCACGAACAAGCGAGCGGCGAACCAGTTCGATCCGCAGCGCTGTACCGACATGCTCCCGCGGTGGGAGCGCATCTTTCAGATCTTCCCGCTTGCCACCGACACTCCCGTCGAGCGGCGCGTTCGGCTTACATTCAAGTGGGCCGCCGACACCAAGTCTCCGATCTACCACCAGATCGTCGACGACCTCACGACCAAGATGGGCGCCGTGTTCGTCGGGCTCGTACATACCGCGAGCGCCGATGGTCTGGCCCTCTATCCTGGTAGCGCGGCCACGAATCCGTACGACATCTACGGGACCACGACGCTCGGCGTGTCGTGGGTGGACTGGTCGTCTGCTGTAGCGCACATCGCAGTGCAGGTGACGCCTACTGGCTTTACGGCCGCCGTGTTCAACCAGGCGATCTCCGAGATGCACATCTACCTGGATGGGGCGTTGCCGTCCTGGTGCACGTTCTCCTGGTTCACGACCACCGGCTTTTTCCTGGACCAGACCAACTTCGGATTCGCGAGATTGGATCTATGAGCGCGATCACGGCGAAGAACATCCGGCCCGTCATGGCGGGTGTCGGATACGCGAAGAACATGACGCCTCAGGCGGCAGAGTTCGCGCAGATCGATCAGCAGCTCTCGGCCTACGGGCTGGACGGCAGCTCATCGGACGTCCTCGCCGGCAGGATGTCCCTGGCGCAAGATCCGCAGAACCTCGGAACGGCCCCCACGCTTACGACTAGCGGATCTATCGCCGTCGTGGTGGAGAGCGGCGGCGTCATCGGCTCGGTGCTCGGGAGCGGTGGCCGTATCGCGCTCGGAGCCGGCGACGTTCCGACGTACTCTCCCTCGCGCTCGCGCACCGTCCGGATGTCGATGCTCGAGGCGGCTCGCGTGGACGACGCGAGCGCGCTTGTCGTAGACCCGACGTCGGGCGGCGTCACGGCAGGCAGCGGCGCCGGCGCGCTCAACCAGTTTCGGATCCCGATCGCGAAGCCGCATGACGGCGCAACGCTCTCGACGGTGCGCGTGTTCTTCTTCCTGCGGTCGGAGCCAAGCGCCCTAGCGGTGACGATGCCGTTCATGCGGGTCTACCGGGAGGACCTGAGCGGGAACGTCGTCACGTTCAGTGCGGGCGACTCCTACCCGACGCCGGCGAGCACGGAGCTCTACTACAACAACGGGCAGGCCCTTACGCTCACGGGCACGACGTACTCGAATAACGTCATCAACGTCGCTCTGTACACGTACACGATCGCGCTCGTCGACGACAACGGGCCCGTCGACTCGCGGCCGATCTATACCGCCATCGAGCTCGACTACACCGCGATCAGCGACAATCGGTGGACGCAATGACAATCAGCCGCGTCTGGCCGAATGGCGTGGCGTCGATGCCGACGGACGCCAACGGCAACCCGATTCTAAGTCACACCGACGCCGCGTCGCTCGACACGAACCTCCAGAAGGCAGTCGACAAGTCTGTCGGAGGCGGAGCGATCACAGGGCAGATCGTGATCCAGCCGTCCGGTGTTCTCAGTCTCGACTCCCCTACAAGCAGCGTCGTCATCACGAACAACGGCGCTACGCAGGGAGTGGCCTCGACGGTGGCGGGCGGGCAGATCATTTGCGGGGATAACGACTTCCCCGTCATCCCCTCGCGGACGCATACGGTGCTCACGAACTTTACGGAGTTCCTCGGGAACAGGTCGGGAAGCACGGGGTCTCCGCGTGGCATCTCGAACTCCAAGATCTTTTCCGTCGCGGTTCAAGGCTGGGAGTGGTTCATCAACTACTCGGGCGTTACCGGGCTCTCGCCGGCTGCGCCGCGAACCGGGATGATC